AGATAATACTTAACCAAATGTCGGACGAGCCCAGCCCCTAGCCCCAAAATAGTAAAACTCCCGAGAGCTATACCAACTACGAGCTGAGCTCTTTCCATTACTTAGCGCCTACGCCTAATTGCTTCTCCGACGGTTGCAGCGCTTTTAGTAGTGGCCCGATTAGCCCGGCGATAAACGCGTTAGCCAATACTTTGTAGTCTGTAATGCCGGACATATACAAAGCCGCTACGGATGCGAGAGATGCTCGTCCGTATGATTTTGCCGCCGCTATTGCTTGCTCTTTCATTTGTTGCTCCTTAGTGCCCTTAAGGATTTATCTAACTATAAACCTAAACTAGCGATTAAGGCTTTAGCCTTGCTTGCCGATATTTCTACCTCAAAGTGCATATCGTCCGGCCTGCTCTTAAAGTCGCCGCCCCACTTAAGGCCGTACTTTTTAGCTAGTGCTCTTAGCATTGGGATCTTTTCCGCCGGGAAAGTGCCGGCTTTGCCGAGAGGGTGTTTAGTAGCGTTTAGATCAATGGCCGTCCCGGATGAGTGACACGATAATTTTGTAGGGTTGCCGCGCACCATACGGTAAGCGTAGCCCCAATCGTCAAACGTGCCCTCATCGATCGGCTCGATAAGCTCGTGAAATTCCGCAGCAAAGGCGGCTAAGAGAGGCCCAACACTCTCAGCGCACCTAAGCCTACGGTCCGTACCCTTTACTAGGTAGGACTTTATTTTAATCTCGGCCGGATCTTTAGAGGCCGGGTATCCATTGTAACTTGTCTCCATTATGAAAGTAAGAGGCGCGCCTCATCCTCAGTAATACCTAATTTAGAAAGTAAAGCCGCTTTTTTTTCTTCATTTTCTGCGGCGGCTATTTTTTCCGCATCTCTTTTCGCTTGCTCAATTTTTGTTTCTTCTATTTCTTCCTTTGTGTAAGGTCGAGTAGTTGTTTCTTTTGTCAAAATATCGTAGATAATTTCTTCATGTCCCATTTTATACCGCTCCATATATTCTAACCGTGCCAGCATCCCACGTATTTGTTGAGGTTGTTTGTATTAGTGAAATGCTACTAATTACTGAGCTACCTGTGTAAAATCCCATACCGATATTTGTTTGATAAGAGCTAACTTGAGTACCCATACCGCAGGCAAATTGTACTATTTTTACTCCGGTACTGTTTGCACCTGAAATTAAAATTGTAACATCTCCATTTTGTGCCGCTTGTCCAGATCCTGTCAATTCTATATTGTTTTGATCTTGGAAATTAATGTTACGCATTACTGTAGAGCTATAGCTACCTTGGCCTACGCCCTTAAAACCAAAAGTAGAATAGATGCTACTGCTATCTCCATTTAATCTAAGCATGGCTCCCCAATCGCCATTAGCAGATAATCCACCCACTACGAGCATTATTTGATCATAGCCGGATAATCCCGATACTGTATAAGTTTGACCGCTTGCTGAGGCACTAGATAAAAGAGTAAAACTTTTAGCCGCGGATGCTGTAGCCCATTTAACGCCATCCGCCTCGGCTGAGTCTGCGGTTAAAACTGTGCCATTAGCTCCGACTCCCTGTCTTACAAAAGTACCTGATCCCGTACCTACAATTAGATCGCCTTTTGTAGTAATCGTAGATTTAGCGATAGCACCATTAGCAAGATCGTAAGTAGTTTTTACCGCGTTAGCCGTTGCCGCTAAGGTTGTAGATGTACTAGAGGTTGAGTCCGAAAGCTGCACCGCGCCAAGGTTTGAGGTAGTACCGCTAAGGATGCCTACGTTTACCGTCCCGGATGTACCGCCGCCCGTTAAAGGACTCGAAACTGTAACGCCCTCGATGTCACCGGTTGCCCCTGAGGCTACCCACGCTGCACCGTCGTAATACCATAAAGAGTTATTATCTTTTGTAAATGCAAACTGACCCTCGGCCGGTGCGGTAATAGCCGCATCTCGAGCCGTTGCGTTTGTAAATACGTTGATACCCTGCATGAGGTAGCCGTTTACATCGCCGGCGGTTAATACCTCACCCGTTATAAAGGTCTTAAAACCTTGACCAGCTGCCATAACCTTGCTCCTTAGTATGCTAATACGGAGGTATCGAGCACTCCATATAGTGATGAGTTTAATATAAAGCCGTCGATAATCGGCTCTAGTGTTGTAAATGTCGTTTTCCATGAGTTAGGCGTAACACGGTGTACTACGCCAAACACTTGTAAAGTCTGTTGAAGGGTCGAGTTACCAGGTTGATTAGTCGTAACCTCTACCGGGTCAAAAAAATCTAAAGTAAGTGCGGCTAATATGCCATCCTCGTAATCATCCATATATAGATCGAGCTCTACGGCATCGCAGCGAGTCCGAGTTTGTTTACGGCTTGCTACGTACGCACGTGCATAATCGAGCGCCGCTTGATCGGTATTCATGACTAAATTAGTTTGGTTATACGAGTGCACAAAGTACTCATCGATCGAGTCCTGATCCTGCGCGAGCTGAGGCGTACCGCCGATCTTTGTAATAGATGCCGAGTTATAGACCTGAGTATCATCTAAGCGCCATATAGCATTAAAGTAGTTAATATCGGTGCCATTGTCATTAAATCGAGTTACCGGCAAAGCCTGAGAGTCGATACAAAAGGCACGATCTTTAAGCTCTACCGATCCGCGAGCGTCAATATAGATAGCGCCGTACTCCGAGATGGTCGCCGTCTGTAAGGCATTAAGAGCGGTGCGAGGGTTGCCCGGGTCTGCCTGAAATACCGTCGTACCGTATTGGATCTCGCGTTGAGATGGAGGCCAAGCAATCTCGTCGAGGATAGCGTTTACGCGCTCGCCCGGTAAGTCACCGGCCTCAGCTAAAGTTACTGTAGATATCTGACTATTTTGGAAAAGTCTAAAAGCATCTACCGCCGTGATAGTTGTGTATACGACATCCGTCGCCATCTTAGGCGTAGTAGTTGTATAGCTAGTAATAAAGCCGCTAAATATTGGATACTCGACACCCTCATAACTAGCCGCAATTGCTACCTTACGCATAGGAGTAAGTAAGCCGTAATAAGGCCCGGCCGCATTTTGAGGATTAAAGTCGCCATTTTGATCGACGATACGGAGAGTTAGCGTACCTGTTTGGAATACGTCCGCTTGAGCGTTACGGCCTCGCATAGTTGTAATACCGTCTACTTGATCCGATACGTCTACGATCAAAGCCTCAGAGTCGGCTAATACGTTTGTCCCTAAAATACCGCTATTAAGGATCATTGCTTGAGCAAAAGCCGGACCCGTAGAAAAGTTAATAACCGCGTTTACTGTAGGGACCGTCATAGCGTGCCTGCCACTAATAAAGGATCTCCGTCGCGGTTAATCTTTTGGATCGTATCTTGTAGCAAGGTAGTAAACTCATCCTGAGATGCGATAGCGCCGGCGTTAATAGTTATATTGTAAGCGCGCGCGGCCTGAGCTGCATAGCGTGCGCCGCTTGCCGCATCTGAAAGAGTAAGGCCTGAGCCTAAACCCTGCATGAGTGAGCCTTGAGCTACCGCATTAGTTAGCGATATCTGAGAGAGGCTTTTCTCATAAGCATCTTGAGCCTGAGCCGCGTAACGTATACCGGATATCTGCGCCGGTGTGAGTGCTGTAGCTACACTTACGGGCTCTTTAGCTAGTGCTATCTCAGCCTCGCTCGGTGTCATCTTTTGGATAGCGGCCGTATTAGGGCTAGGACCTGCGCCGGCTTTAGCCAAGGCGTTTATATAAGTCTGTAGAGCTGAAAGGCGCGCATCATCTGCGGCCTTTTGTGCGCGTGCTACTCGATCAATCATCGATAGCTCGGCTTGCTCGCGTAGTAATACCTGAGTCTTTAGCGCGTTTGTCGTATTGCTTTGAGCTGCAAGGCGAGCGATCTCGGTTAGTTGTATCTGAGTGCGCTCTGAGTATTGCTCTTTTTCGGCTAACTGACCAGCTGCGATAATAGCGGCGTTGTACTTCTTAAACGCCTCCTCACGTGCTAACTCTTTATCGCCCTCGGCCATCTTGCTATCGTTAATACCTTTGAGCTCAGCGAGGAGTTGAGTATTAATAGCGTTAAGAGTTGCATCGCTAATCTCTTTGATGCCGGCAAGTTTGGCCATGTCCGCGTTTTTCTGAAAAGCTGCTAACTCGCTAATTTTCTTGAGTGCGAGCTCGCCGTTGTCATCCTCGATAGCTTGTAAAGCCTCAAGGCGTAGGATCGTGTCCTTATCGTAAGTAGCACGTAGAGCCGCAGCGATAGAGATACGGTTAGTATCAAACACGGCCGCAGCCTTTGATAACGAAAGTTTATTTTTCTCTGCTAGCGCTTGCTTTTTTAGGAGAGCTAATCTTTCCTTTTCGCGCTTGGCCGCCGCGGCCGCAGCCGCTGCGCGCTCTTTTTCAATTTTAGCCTGATAATCGGTAGAGCCCGATATCGTCATAGGGGTAGTAAATGGCTGAGGTTTTAGTCTATCTTCCTTGCCTAAATCTTTTATAAACTTAAGATAGGAAATATTATAAACGTACTCCCAATCTTTGCTATCAAAACCCGGGATAGTTTTTAATTTTTCGGCTAATACTCCAATACCACGAATAACATCGGCTGTATTTAGAGCGGCTTTTTCCATATTCGCAGCTAGGGTAGCTACGGAATTATCCTCGCCCAATCCGGATAAAGCATCTACTAAACCTTTACCTATGATCTCCTGAGCGTTACCTGCCGCCTCTTTGAGTACGCGCATTTTCCCGGAGTAAGTCTCTAGCTCTGCCGCTCCTGCACCGGCAAAAGTCTTAGTAAGGAGCGCGACGGCATCATTAAAATCTAAAGTTTTTAGCTCAGTTTGTGTAAGGCCTAGATTATATTTTCTTAATCCCTTTGTATTGCCTACGACCGCCGCTGATAAATCTTGATTAACGGTAAGTAAATCTTGCCCCGATCCGGCTGCTACGTCGAGCGAGAGGTTGAGTAGATCTTGAGCCTTAGCCGTATCGCCTGTAACGGTTACTAGCTTTTGGAAAGACTCGCGTAAAACCTCGCCCTCATAGCCAAACTTGGCGGATATATCGCCGAGATTTTTCTCAATAGCGGCCGTATCGAAACCTAGCCCGATATTTTTTAATACCATCTCGAGGCGCTTGGCTGATTTCTCGTTTTCGGCAAAAGCCTTAACGGCGTTTTTACCGTAAGCCAACATAGCCGCAGCGCCAAAAGTAACGCCTAAAGTTTTAGCTACGCTTTTTATACCTTTCTGAAAGCCGCCTAATTGCTTTTCGCCCTTGGCTAAGGCTTTACCGTCCCACGTAGATACGGCGCTTACGACGAGGCTAGGTAAGTTTCTCATTATGCCGCCTTATCGTAACGGCCTTGGTTAAAGCTATTTATAGTATTTTCTATAGCTTTAATTACTGAGGCTTGTACCTTGCCTTGATCCTCGGCCCACGCTCTAAAGATCATGCGGCCGCGCATCTCTCGACTATCACCGTAGAGAGGCCCCATACGGCTAACAAAATTAGCACCGGCTCCCGGGTTATTAGATTTACTTTTAGGAGATCCACCCGGGTTAGTACGCCCTGCGGTTTCATAAATAGCACCGGATGCGGATTTATTAGCGATGTAATACATAGCTCTAAAGCCGTTTTTATTACGCTCGCTTGGAGCCGCTGAGTAGTAGATACCTTTACGAGCTGCCTCGGCATCATAAAAGGGAAAACGGCGTAGCTTTCCCTCACTATTAAAAGTACGAAATGCAGAATTACGAGCCGTAATCTTTTTACCTACGGTACCCTCGTCCCAGTTATAAAGCCCACCCGGCGCGGCCGTCGGTGCGTAACCTCGAGCCTTATCGCGTATCGGGATCATAATTCCCTTAATCTCTTTATTCATCTCTTTTAATAGCTCGGGATCTACTTTACGGATCGCGCGTAGAGTCTCTTTATACCCGTCTAGTTTTACGGACATTTTTAGACTCCTCCGCTTGCTCGTTTAATACTTTTACTAACATCTTAAACATCTCTACATCGAGATCTAGTACCGCTTGAGGCGGGATCCCTAACCGTATTGATAGTTGCGCTACCAAATGAGTTAGAGAGTCCCGCCCTAGCTTAAAGGCTCGTCGTCTAATACCTCGACTCGCGTTAATGTATCTAAAAACTCAGGGCCAAAACTTTTTACGGTTTCGCCGCTAGTCCTAATACACTCCCAAGCCAACCAAAATAAATCGGTTTGCTTTTCATCGTCACGAAAGGCTTTATGAAAACCTTTTTTTGCGTAGAGCTCAAAGGCATACTCGATACGTGGAGTAATTTGGTGCTCTGTTACTTCCCCGGTAGCCCTTGTTATTTTGAGTCGTGCCATTGTGTGCCCCTTTTCTAGTTTGTTATGGAGTTGTGTCTACTACGATTACTGAGTTGCAGGTGAAAGTAATACTCTGAGTAGAGATATCACCGACGGCCCCGTTAATATC